AAGCATATTGGCGGCATGAAGCGCGGCGGTCCTGCCAAAAAGGCTCTTGGTGGGCCGATGGCGGGTGCTAACAAGATGATGATGGATGCGCAGCAAACTTCTGGCGTTCCCGGTGCGCTGATGAATTTTGGCGGTATTAAAAAGGGTTCGCTATCCCCCGCAAAAGCGGTTGGCTTGAAAAAGGGCGGCACTGCGGAAAAGCATGACGACGTGAAGGAAGATATGGCTCTCATCAAAAAGATGGTGAAGCCTGCTGCCCGCACCGGCAAAGATGAGGGCGGCGGCATAATTAAAGCTTCTCCCGGCAATGATTATCTTCGGGGAGACAGTAATTTTGAACGGAAAATGGGGGCGCTTAAAGCTTCCACTCGTGTTGGTGCAGAAGCAAATGCTGCACTAAAGCAGCATATGGAAGATCGGAACCCTGAAAGTTGGAATAAATTTGAAAATTTAAGCAAAGGTGACCGTATGCTCTATAACGCATATAGTGACGAAGCAAACAAAGAGCGTAAAGCCGGTGGGCGTGCCAAGCGCAAAGATGGTGGCGGCGTATTTACTGGTCCCGGTTATCCCGGCAAGGTTCCCGGGGAGGTTCCCGGTGGCCGTACCGCCCATGCTGCTGGCGGCAAGGCTGGCAAGGGCAAGACCAATATCAATATCATCATTGGCGCTGGCAAACCTGCTGGTGCTGGAGACATGATGGCTCCGGGCATGGGTGGCCCTACGCCTCCCCCGATGCCCGTTCCCGTTCCTCCGCCCGGCGCTGGTGGCGGTATGCCCGCCGGTATGCCCATGCCGATGCCTGCTCCTCCCGCTGGTGGCGCTCCCGCCGGTGGACCTCCCATGCCTCGCAAGCGCGGTGGCCGCACCTACCGTTCTTATAAGGACATGGATGCCGGTGCTGGTTCTGGTGAGGGCCGTCTGGAGAAGACTGAAATCCAGAAGGGCAAGTAATTGCTGGCGACGATAAAGTAGTCGGCAACCGGACGGTAGCGTAACCCCCCTTTACGCTACCGTCCAATCAATCAAGGGGAACCGTCAGGGGGCGGTTAAACGATGTTAACACAGCAAGCATTTTATCAATACGAACTGACCAAGCAGATTAAAATGGAAATAGACCGCCTTAAAGAGGCATTGGTAAGTCTTCACCAAGTAGAAGGGTTTGACTTTTCTTCCTACAAACACCAAGTAGGAAGAATAGAAGGACTTCGCACAGCATTGGAGCTTTGCGAAGAAGTAAACGCTACGTTAAGTGGCAAAGAAGGGGGTTAATATGCCGTTTATGACTATGGATCATGAAGTTGATCCGGCAGGCGCTCTGTTACAAGAACTTGGCGACCTTAGCAATGTTGAAGTATTTAACAACCAAATGCTGGTGGCGGTTTACATCCGCCCTCAGAAAACAAAGAGCGGGATTATTTTGACTAGCCAGACGACAGACGAAGATCGTTTCCAGTCCAAAGTTGGTTTAGTGGTCAAGATGGGTCCGTTTGCCTTTGTGGATAAGACGGGTAAGTGGTTCGGGGACATGGAAATCAACGAAGGCGACTGGATTGTTTTCCGGCCTTCAGATGGCTGGAGCATTACAGTCAATGGTGTCCTTTGCCGGATGATTGACGATGTTAATGTCAAAGCCCGCGTCGATCAACCCGACCGCGTATGGTAATCATGGAGTCTATTATGTCTGACATGGAAGAAACTGTTGAAGTTATCTTGGATGATGCCCCCAAGGCTGATACTAAGAAGGCTGAAGAACAGGAAGTTGAAATCGTAGAAGCCCCCAAAAAGGGCAAGGATGTTGATTCGGCTCTTAAGGAGCTTAATGCGCGTCTTGAGCAAGAGCGTTTGGCCCGCGAGCAAGCTGAAGAGCGCGCCCGCTTGTCTGACCAGAAGGCCCAGATGGCCTATGGTGAAGTATCTGACACTAATATGCACCTTGTCGCCAGCGCAATTGATAGCGTAAAGCGCGATCAGGAAATCTTGAAGTCGCATTTGCGTGATTCGATGGCAATTGGTGATTTTGACAAGGCAGCCGACATCCAGTCGGCTATGCAGGTCAATTTCAACAAATTAAGCCAGCTGGAAAGCGGCTATGAAGAGATGCGGAATACTCCGCGTCAGCCTGTAGCACCCCAACCGCGTGAAATGAACGTCGATACGCTGATTAATCAGGTAACGCCGCGTTCTGCTGAGTGGTTGCGAACAAACCGTGAACATTTGCCTGATTCGCGGTCTATCCGCGTGATGGCCCGTGCCCATGAGGATGCAGTTGATTACGGGATTGTCCCCGAATCAGATGCGTACTTCAAGTTTGTTGAAAACCGTCTTGGCATTGGTGAGTCTAAACGCGCCATCCCCGGTTTGGATGACGCAATGGAATATTCTGCCAAGCCGACCCAAAAACGGTCTTCTCCTCCTTCGGCTCCGGTATCACGTTCTGGTACTAGCACCAACCGTTCTGGCGTGGTCACTTTGACGGCTTCTGAGGTTGAGGCTGCCAAAATTAGCGGGATTACTCCCCAAGAGTACTACCGCAACAAGATGAGGGGCGATACGCGCCACTAGGAGGAATAAATGGATATTGTGTCTGAAAATCCGGCCCGCCGCCGTGGTCGCCCCCCTAAAGCACCGATTGTCCGTGCTGAAGTTGAAGAGGAAGCAGTAGTTATGGAAACCCGTGAAGCTGACCGTCCCGCCATGCGCCCTGCGCTGCGTGAGGAAGACCCCCGCGTCGCCGCTGCCCGCCGTGCGGCAGAAATTCGCGGCCATTTGGGTGAAATGGATGAGGGAACGGATGAATTCCGCGCCCCCAAGGCCCCGGATGGTTGGGAATATGAGTGGAAGCGTAAAACTGTGCTGGGTCAGGAAGACCCTGCCTATCAAGTGCATCTGGCCCGCATGGGTTGGGAGGCGGTTCCGACTGCCCGCCATCCAGAAATGATGCCGGGTATGGGCAATTACCCGACCATTGAGCGTAAAGGCCAGACATTAATGATGCGCCCTGCTGTTATTTCTGATGAAGCCCGCCAGATAGAGTATAGGAAGGCTAAAAATCAGGTAAAGCAGAAGGAAGCGCAGCTTAATGCGACTCCCGAAGGCACTTTGACCCGCGATGATGCCCGCGTTCGCCCGGTAATTAATAAGGCTTACGAAGCAATTCCTGTCCCCAAAGATTAAAATTGCAATTTACTGCAATAAAAAGAAGGGTCATCTATGGGTGGCCCTTTACTTATTTAGAAATTAAAGTATTATTTTATTTAGAATCCTATTGGACTCCACCTTCCCCGGCGTGAAGGTTAAACTTTCCCCGGTTCCTAGCTGCCCCGGCGTGTGGCGAAGGACCTCCCTGTAAGAAGGAAAATTCCAATGGCGAATACAAACGCGCCTTTTGGTTTCCGTCAGTACAGCGGCACTGGTTCTGCCCCGACCTATGAGCAGATTGCCGTTCGTATTGTCTATAATGCCACGAACATCTTCTTCGGCGACCCCGTTGCCCCCGATGCCAACGGCTATGTTGTGCAGGCTTCTTCTAACTCCGTTCAGGTTGCTGGTATCTTCGTTGGTTGCCAGTATTTGTCGGTTGCCCAGAAGCGCACCGTTTGGTCGAACTATTGGCCCGGTTCGGACGTTGCTTCCGGCAACACCGTGACTGGCTACATTGTCAATGACCCGAATGCCAAGTGGGTTGCTCAGTCTGATGCGACCGGCGTGGCCACCACCGACATCAATGCCAACATTGGCTTTGCCATTGGCACGGGTAACACCGCGAGCGGTATTTCTGGTGCGTATCTTGATACGTCCACCATTAACACCACCAACACGCTTCCCTTCCGCATCATCAGCCTGATCGATTTCCCTCCGGGATCGCAGGGCACAAACAGCAGCGGGCAGGCTTATGATTGGGCAGTCGTTGCCTTCAACAACGTCTCCACCAAGCAGCTTACCGGCATCTAAGGAGTAAGGACCAATGGCTGTTAATCTTTCGGCTATCAAAGACCTTCTCCTCCCCGGCCTCCGGGGCGTTGAAGGTAAGTATGAGCAGATCCCGTCGCAGTACGACAAGATCTTCACCAAGCATGAGTCGAAGATGGCTCTTGAGCGCACCGCTGAAATGCGGTTCCTTGGCTTGGCCCAGCTTAAGACTGAAGGCGGTCAGACTGCCTTTGATAACGGCGCTGGCGAACGCTACGTCTACAATCAGGAGCATACGGAAATTGCCCTTGGGTATGCGATTACCCGCAAGGCGATTGACGACAACCTGTACAAGACCCAGTTTGCCCCGTCGAACCTTGGCCTCATTGAGTCCTTCCAGCAAACGAAGGAAATCTATGGCGCTAACTTGCTGAACACGGCGACGACCTATAACTCTGCCATCGGCGGTGACGGTGTGGCTCTTTGCTCCGCCTCGCATCCGATTGATGGCGGTACGGTCGCCAACACGCCTTCCACTCAGGTTGATCTGAACGAAGCTACCTTGCTGAACGCAATGATTGCGATCCGCACGAACTTCAAGGATCAGGCTGGCCTGAAGGTGTTCGCCCGTGGCCGCAAGCTCATTGTCCCCCCGCAGCTTGAGCCGGTTGCTATCCGACTCACCAAGACGGAACTCCGTCCGGGCACTGCGGACAATGATGTGAACGCCATCATGATGACTGCTGGTGGTCTTCCCGAAGGCTACATGGTCAACGACTTCTTGACCTCTGCGTATGCTTGGTTCTTGCTGACCAACATCGACGGTCTGTCGTACATGGAGCGCGTGAAGTTTGAATCCGATATGCAAGTTGACTTCGTAACTGACAATCTTCTTGTCAAGGGTTACGAGCGTTACAGCTTCGGTTACTATAACTGGCGTTCGATCTACGGCTCCTTCCCCACCTCGTAAGAACGGAGACTGTAGATGTCCATCAGCGCATTCTCCGGCCCCGTAGTTTCTTTTGGGCAGGGTCAGTTTCCTGACTACAACCCAGAAGCGGGTACGTCTCTCTTCTTCAACGGCGCGGGGGTTCTTGATCCCCGCGCTCCCTTCACCTATCAACCCGGTCAGGACTTTGGTGCTTGCACGGCTGGATTTTTGGGTTCGTCCAACATCCAGACGCTGAACTATCAGCCCTACGCTCTTAGCACTTCCGCTATCGCGGCAGCTGCGAACGTGGTGTCTGGCACTGCGATGACCTTGGTTTCGTCCAATTCCACTACCACTGGTGTAGCGGTTAGTCAGTATACGATTAACTACAACACCGGTCTTCTGGTTAGTGGTCTTCTGATGCTTGATGGTCTTGCGTCCTTCACGGGCGTTGTGGCTTCCGGCGTCCTGACTGCTTCCAGCGTGACTGGAACTATCATTGTCGGGATGACCATTTCCGGCACGGGCGTTACCTCCGGCACGACGATCACTGCCCAGTTGACTGGCCCCACCGGCGGCGCTGGAACGTATTCGGTTGTTGGCTCAACGACTGTTTCGTCCACCACCATCACGGGCGTGACTTCTAACTCCACCACTGGCAACTTCGCCCTTCGTCTCCCGATGGGTCAAGCTGGCACCATTGAAATGTGGAACCCGCAGGCGCTGTGCGCCCGCGCAGTTAGTGTCACGGGTGCAGCTTCGGCTTCTGGTTCGGTTAGCTTCTTGGTTTCGGGGTACGACATTTATGGCGTCCCGATGTCTGAACTGATCGGCCCTGTGGCTGCCAGCACCACTGTCAGCGGCAAGAAGGCGTTCAAATACATCGCTTCGGTTGTTCCGAATGCGACGGACGCCATCAACTACTCCGTTGGTACGCTGGACATCTTTGGTTTCCCGATCCGCTCTGATTTTTTTGGTGATGTAGCTATTAACTACAATGCCACGGGCATCACGGCTTCGACTGGCTATGTCGCCGCTGTAACCACTTCGCCCGCCACCACAACGACTGGTGACGTTCGCGGTACTTACGCGGTTCAGTCTGTTACGGATAAGACCAAGCGTCTGTTCTTCTACCAGAACTCCCCTGTGACGAACATCGGTTCTATTGCCGGTCTGTTCGGCGTAACG